CTTTGATCTAATCCTTGTTGCATACCGCCCATGCCAGCTAGTCTACTAATATCTGTACCCATCAAATTACTACCTAGTGAACCTAGTCCTGCTAACTGCGAACCTGCTCCTAAGCCTAGTTGTCCTAGACCTGCACCACCAGAATAAATATCTCTAGCACCTTGACCATAAACATTAGCAAGGTTACCACCTAATGCTCCTATCCCGCCAGCAGTTCTGCCAAGAAGATTACCTAAATTAGTTCCTAACCCAGCTACAGAAGTACCGATACCTGCTTGTTGACCAGCTAGTTGTCCTAATGCTCCAGCTTGACTTAGTTGCCCTCTTTGCCCAGCTAGCCCTAACTGACCAAGCTGACTTCCTATACCTGCTTGTTGACCAGCTAGTTGTCCTAATAGATTAGCTTGACCTGCCTGTCTTGCTTGTTGTGTTTCAAAAGCTGATTGTGCTCTACGTGCTGCATCACCAAAACCTGCACTTCTAATAGCTCCTACTTGTTCTGCTGCACCTCTAGCTGCAGCTTCTGTCATTTCTTCTCCTAATAACCTACTACGAGATCCACCAAAAGCACCAGATCCTATAGCACTAGCTCTTCTGGCAATATCACCTTGAGCTAAACCTTCACGTACATCTTTTAATGTTTGTTGTACTACGTCTTCTTCGTAAGGGTTATAAAAACTTTGTGTACTACTGGGGTCAAACATTCTAGTAGACCCATATCCTGTAAAAGCAGAATCAGCTATGTTTCCTAAAGAGCCTCCAACTATATTTTGTGCTGGAGATAAATCAAGTCCTGCACCTTCCGCTAGTTCTCGTGCACCTTGTATGTTTCTTCCTGCTCCTAATAACTGACCTATACCCATACCAGTAGCAGCACCTGCTACTTTAGGGGCTTGTCTTAAAAGCCCTGTGCCTTCTGCTGTGCTTCTTTCCCCTGCACCTATAGCGTCCCCTATCAAACCTTTTGAAGTACCAAAAGCATTTTGTGCAGTTCCTACACCACTACGTATCATATTTTCTGCACCTTGTAGATAAGGTTGGTATCCGCCAACACCTTCTGCAGTGAGACGGAAAGCTTCTTGTTGTGCTGGAGTAAAATCAGCTATACGGTTGCCTGTGTATGTGTATGGGTTTGCTCCTTCGACACCGAAGCCCATAAGTTTATTAACTAAATCTTGATTTAATAAAGGCATAATTCCAGGAACGTTTTGTCCTGGAACACCAGCGTAAAATTGCCCCAACATATTAGTTGGTAATGTTTCTGTTCTTTGATAACTGGTTGATTCTGCCATTAAGCTCTCCCTATTCCCATTCCTTGTGCTTTGTTTTCGTTTTTGTCCATCATTGCGTAAAGTCTTGCGATTCCTGCCTCGTGGTCACCTTCGCCTAAACCTGTTACTGCTTGTTTAGTCATGACAAACTCACCATCCGCAAGTATAGCATTGACTGTGTCTACATCCCCTGAACCATTAGGGTCTTCTATATCTCCACCAACAGCTCTCATATCCATTACGCCACCTTCATTAAATTCGGGAAACATTAATTTACTGTATTCATCTTCTTCCATAGTTGATCGTAAATATGCAGCAGTAGCTGGGTCCAGCATTGCTGAAGAACCTATACCAGAAGTCATATAATTAGGAGTGCCTGCTCCTACACCTTGTGTACCGTATTGAGTAGGTAGTACTGCTGGTCTAAGTGGGTTTTGTAGATAACCACCTTGGGCTCCACTTGGTCCAGGCATTTGAGCATTATTTTCACCACCTTCAAGTCCGCCGAGTGCGGTTAATCCTGTAAGACCTGCACCTATTTTACCCATCCCACTTAATTTACCGTAACTATCGGCTAGTCCCAAGTACTCCATACTTGTACCTGCTCCTGGTAAACCTGCACTTGCTCCACGTAACATTCCTGCACCTGATGCACCAATGTCTTGAAAGAAGCCACCTACAGTTCCTTGCGTACCTGATTGTATTGAAGAAACTGCTGGGTTAAGACTTCTAAACATACCTGACTTATCAAAAGGGTTGAGTGAACTTAATCCGCCACCACCCTTGACACCGAAACCTGCTGCAACGTTACCCATTACATAACCTTGAGCAGCACCTTTTATAGCACCTTTAAGGTTTCCTTCTTTTACACCGCCACCTAGACCACCACCTATTGCTGCACCCATTGGTCCACCAATAGCGAAACCTACAACTTGACCGATTGTAGGTGCTGCTTTTTTAATAGATTTACCTAACTTTTTAAACCAACCAAACTCAGGGGCACCTGTGAGTGGGTTAATTGAGTTTTCAAAATGTCCTACTTGATATTGATGAGGATTAAGTTCATGACGCTCAAAAGCGTCAAATAATTGTCTTTTTAATACAGGATCATCAGCTATAGGTCTAGGTAAGACCATTTCTCCAGGGGTAAGATGACCTATCGTAGTGTCTCCGTAGCGACCATGAATCGCTAATTCGTAACGAGCATCTGCTAAACTTTCTAAACTTTCTAGCCCTGTGGTCTGCATAACCTCTTATTTAACTCCTGATTTAGTTAATAATAACTAATTTGAACAACATTGTATATATCATAATGAAATGCTTGTAGCTCCTGCTATTTTTAATGTTACCTCACCTACTGAACCAGTAGCAGAAAAACCTTTATCTATTTTAGGTGTGGTAATAGTTATCCACTCATTACCGCTATAAACTTCTAATGATTCATTGTTTGTGTTCCAGACTATACTTCCTGGATTAAATTTTGCTGTGTTTTTAGTTACATCGTTTATTTGACGAATATTGTCTATATCAAACTCACCTAGATTAATTTCTAAGACTCTAACTAAACGGTTATATGTTTCTGAAGTAACAACTTCTTCCATTTCTATAGGAAGCCTTGTAGGTAATAATCTGCTCATCTTCTTCCGTCAGCTCTTACATCCAGTCTTGTAGCTCCTAATCTCCAACCTGTTGCTGTATTTCCAGAAGTATTATCATCATCTGATTCTACCCTTACTACTGCTTGTCTTGCTCTAGCTCTTACGTGAGACTGTTGAGTAGAACTAGTGATAACTGAAGTACTGTTTGTTGTTAGTGTGTCTCCAGGAAAATTACGTGTTTTTAAAACTAAGTTTACTTGACCCCCTGTGCTATTACTTAAAAACCTAATATCTGGAATCATTTTGTTTATAAAAGCAAACTGCTCACCGTCGCCTATATCAAAATCACTTGACTCTACAAAAACATTCGTCATAGGACTACCGTCATCATCAAAGCCTGTTTCATGTTCGTATAGATATGAATTGTCTGTTGCTCTAGGGTAAGATTCTACACCAGAGTCTAGCCATGCGTATCTTCTAAGCTGACCGTATGCCCAAACGTTTTCTGCATAGTTATAAGAAACATATCTGTCTATTTCATCAGAGCTTCCTGAACAATAGAACCAACCCACTTCATCATATTGAGTGTTTGTAAACGCATGTGTTTTATATGCCTGACCAGAATTAAAATCATCAAACACATAACTTAAAACACTACAAGGTACTTTCTTTACAGAACCTGTATACACATAAAAATTATCATAACCCATCCAAAAAACACCACTAGGTGCAGTAACTGCTGCTTTAGGTGCCATCAAACCTGAATTTTCATTAATTAAATTTATGCCAAAAGTAAAAGGTGGTCCAATAAATTGCATACTATATAAAGCAGTATCTGTCCAGATTAATATTTCTTGTCGTGATTTAACACTTCCAACTATGCGACTACCAGAAGATAACCTAAGAGAACCTGCAGTGTTCGTGCTTCTTGGTTCAAAATCAATATCGTTTTCTTGGTCACTAAAAGCAATCAGCATAGGATCTACACTTCCTGTGCGGACTGAATTAACTATGGGGTCTGAACCTAAAATTATCAAATGTCTATCTTTTTCTGAAGTAATTGCCTGTAGTCCAACTGTAGGAACTAAATTAGCACCAGTAATCCCAGATAGTTCCGCAGCTCTTGTCCCTACCCCACTATTTTCTAGCCATCTATAAATACCACCGCCACGTGGATTAATAATTAAATTTTCACCAAAATGGTCATGAGTCCAAAGTCTTAATTGATTACTTGCAGATAAAGCTTCAGCCGATCCCCACGTGTTTGCTCCCCATGTGCCTACACCCCAACCTGTGCTTGATACAAAAACATCTAGACCTACGTTTATTTGATAGACCCCATCAACCCCTGAGCCTCCGTTACCACTGTCACTTGAGTTAGCAGTAACCGTGGCACCAGATGTATCTTTAGCAGTTATAGTGTAGGTGTTTGCGCCTGTAACTAAAAGTATTTGATACTCTTGATTTAAAACTTCAGCAGTTACTAAACCTCCTAAACTAACAGCACCAGATATGGTGACAAAATCATTTGTAACTGCTCCATGGGTAGAGTCTGTTACTGTGATTGTTGAAGAACCATTGGTTGCAGCAAAAGTAATGCTATTTGTACTGGTTTTTCTTATTGGTGTAACATCATTAAAACTAGTTCCCTCTTTAACATAATATTTCCAAGTAGTTCCTATTCCTAAAAATTTAGTTCCCTCCAAAGATACCCAAGCATGGAGTGCTCTTGCTTTACCCACATAAGTAGATAAAGTATCTTTTACCCAACCCCCGATTTTTTGTACTCTACCATTTTTAAACCGTATTAAGTTTGCGTCAAACCACCCTCCCTCATTGTCGTAATCAGTTCCTTCTCTATTAATCCCAGGTCTAAATATAAATTTGCTTAATGCCATAACTACACCTCATACCAATTTTTTCCTTCAAATAAAAGAGCCTCTGCTTCTCTTCTTCTTATTAAGCCTTTCAAGACTTTGCCTCCTGCTTTGTTCCATCTTTTAATTTCTCTAGGAACATCAGTGTATCTTTCTTGATTCAAAACTGTTAAAAGCGTAGAGTTTCTAAAATTTGTTGGTCCAAGATTGTACACCCAACAAGTTAACGCATCAAACTGATTTTGTTCTAAAGGCACGTCCACATAATTGTTAATGTATCCTTCATACTCTGGCATTTCTTCTGCTAGTAAATGTTCTGCTTCATCTTTATTTATTTGATCGCCTTCTTTAACTTCTTTAGTGTGTCCGTATCCTATTGTCCATACTCCAACAGAGTCTTGATAAGCTTTTAACTCACATCCTTCAAATTTTTTTAAAAGAGCTAAACCTTCTTCAGATATATTCATCTTAGTCATCTTTGCTTGGT